GGTTCCTCTAGCAGTGCTGCTCCTGCTTATGATCCTGCCTATCTGTCCGCTTATCTTCGCACTAATTCACAGGCGGCTCAGTCGGGTGGCTGTTTCCATCCTGAGACTCCTTTGATTATGGCAGATAATTCTGTGAAGCAGATTCAGTCACTGAACCCTGGTGATCTGGTTTGGACACCCCATGGTCCGGCTTCTGTTATCGCTCTTGTTACTGTGGGCCATGGTTCAGCGACTTCCGTCATGATGAGCAAGGTTGGGGACTGTATTCTGACTCCTTACCACCCTTATCTCAATGAGGTACTACATTGGGTCGTTGGTGCAGATACTGTGGGGCAGGAGGCATATCTGACAGGGACTGTTTATAATCTGGTTCTTGACAAGTTCCACATTATTAAGACGCCTGGCGGTATTCGTGCTTGTACTCTGGCACACGGTTTCACTGAAAATGTGATTGCTCATCCCTTCTTTGGTACTCAAGCTGTTGTGGAGGATCTTAAGAAGTGTTCTGGTTGGTCGGTAGGTCTGCCTGTCTATAAGAATCTGCAGGTGCGGCGGTCAAATGGCGTTATTGTGGAATGGTTTGATGCTCCGTAAAAAGTAGGGGGATGGCCAAGGAACTATCCAAACATAAAAAATATAAATCAATGTATGGCCAGAATGAAATTTTCTGGGGTTTAGGAATTGAAGAAGAGACTTATTTACAATTTACTAAATTAATTTTTGTTTCTGCTCCTCTTATTCGTGAACAACATACTGAAGAACGTTACTCTGTAAATTATTATTTTTCATATAAACCCGACTATAAAAAAGCATTTGAAAAGGTATTTCCTGATGCGTCTGGTTTTATAGGAATGCCTCTATTTATAAATTCTCATGCCATGAGCAAATTAAATACAGATGGAATTCATGAAACAACCTATGAGAAAGTTCCTAAACCTAATCCGAAATTTAAAGGAAAAACCTTTTTTGCTGAGCTTCAAGAATATTCTTCTGAAATATTTCTTGATGAATATGAAAAAAACTTTACTTTTGATGGAGATTCAATTGAATTTATGACATTAGGATTTTATAAAACAACGGCCAAATCTGTGATCGACGAACTTGTATCGTATAAAAATAAATTCTTGCAGAAGATTAATGCTTTTTTAACGGTTAAGAAGCGATGGAGGGAAAAAGGATTATTAGAATATCCACAGCAAAATCCCGGTTGGGCTGTTTATTACAGTAATCCACGTAATATAGCAATGTTTAATAATGGAACATATCATATAAATATAACACTTCCTTCTCTGCTGGGAGCAAAGGATGCTGAAACGGATTCACCGCCACAACTTTTACATCCCGAGATTTTTAGACAACAGCACAAACAAGCGATTTTATTATATCAATGGATGGAACCTCTTCTTATTGCTGTTTATGGTTCACCTGATCCTTTTTCAGCGTATTTTCCTGAATTTGCGAAAGCATCCCAACGATGCGCTATTAGCCGATATATCGGCATTGGAACATATGATACTGATACTATGCGTGAAGGGAAAATTTTAACTCTTGAAATTGAAAAAATACGTGCTTCTGAAACACCTTACTGGTGGTATCGGCGATTTCATGAAACTTCAGCTTATAGAGGATTGGATAAGATAGGTCTTGATATTAATTATAAGAAACATTACAATCATGGAATTGAATTGCGTTTCTTTGATTGGTTTGCTGAAGATAAATTAGAAGAATTAATAAAATTCTTAGTTTGTCTAGCAGATTGTGCTCTAACTCGTGGAGAATCGGATGTTCCCGCTATGAGCGAAACATGGAATGATTTAGTATTAGGTGTATTCAAAGAAGGGGCTGAGTTTTTAATGACAGATGAAATGACGGCAATGTATGAAAAAATTCTTGGTATTCAACTTCCGGAAATTGTATCTGTTTCTGCTGGATTTGCGCTTATTTCCAAAGAGATTATTCAGGTTTACCGAGGAGGAGTCTGTTCTAAAGCAATGCTACAGGCATAGTATAATCACCTTGGATTCTTCCTTGGCGTAGATAACAAGGATCAAGAGCATCTATAGCCGGTTTATCTTCATTGCTGGTCATAATAATGATAACATGCTTATACATAATTAGATCATCGAAGAACGTGTTATATGTTGACTTATTACTAATTTGTGTGGTAATATTCTTATGTTTATGCACTAATCCTTCATTGACAATACGGATAAGAGTATTGATTTCTTCCAAAACAATAATGGTTGGAGATTCTTCACACGGTTCCGAGTCTCGTAGGAGTAGATGTAAGGTATCTCCGGGATCGGTGGGATTGAATGTGTGACAGAATGTCCCCTTCAACTTCTTGGCTACAAGCAGACCAATTGTGCTTTTTCCCGCTCCTGAAATACCGTGAATAAAGAAGACACCGCGTTTTGTTTCCTTATACTTCTGGCAGATATCATCAACAATTTCTTTCTGCTGACCCTTCGGCTCTAGACCTTGAACATCAAGACGTAGAGCTGAATAATAAAGATTTGTATATTCTCCAATCCGACTGTAAATCTGAAGAGGACAGGCTTCTTCAATCTCAGTAGATTCTACTAGGTCCGTAAGTTTTGTGGTTACGAACGCTGATGAAATTTTCTCAGATTCAACCATCTTTGTGAACATTGACTTTGTAGTCAGCATCTGTACTTCTCCTGTTCCTGCATCCCGAAGACCTGAATATTTGTAGAAACCTATACAGGTTGGGCTGATGAATGTCCCTGATGGAAAACTATTTCCATGCTGGTAGATAATTTCTGAACTCGTTGTATTTTTCTGTAGATACTTGATTACGGCGCGAACCTTTTCTTCATCATTGCGAATTGTATAATAATGTACACCGAATAGACGAAGAACAAAGAAAAGAGGTGTTAAAATTGGAGAAAAGAGGGACAAAAGTCCAAATCCTCCGAAGAAATACGAAATTTCTGATAAGAAACCCATCTTGTTTCATTAAAAATAATTTAAAGAATAATCAAATTTTTTACCCATTTTGTTTAAATGACTAGCACATCATTTGATGAGAATGCTACAATAGGCTCTGTATTTACCCAGTTGAGACAGCCAATCAGTTCAAAGTTATCACGATGATCATTGAGCCACTGATCATATAGATTAATATACTCAGTCTGCTGTTTATCTTCAGAAAATGTACTGAACATATTCTTAAGATTCTTGAGAATATTAGTATTCTCTTCATCAGAGCAATTTTCATGTAGGTTGAGGGCATACTTTAGTGCTAGAGTCCGAAGAATTGTTGCAGTCGTCTGCGCAGAAAGCGTCTTTCCATCATGAAGCTTCATTGTAACAAATGTCTGTGTCGCAGGATCGGCATTGAGCCAAATAGCCTTGTGCCACTGCCTTCCACTCTGCTCAATATAACGGAGTGACTCTGGAATTTCATCTACAATAAGATGAACAGACTGTGTAGTGACATGACCATCATCTGCTACATTAAACTCATGATTCATACGGGCATGATTATATAGACTCGTTGATAGATCATCTACAATAGATACTGTGTCACAGAACTCATCACGAACTGATGACGTATTCACATTAATCCATACAGGCATACTCTGTAGATTGTTAGGAATGTGCATTTCTACAAGAGTTCCCATTGTAGGAAAACGAGCAGACACTACTGAAGAATTAAAACCCTGTAGGCGAAGAAAAGCATTAAACCCCTCCTCTGTAAGATTGTTATTATTTACAGTCTTGTAAAGAGTTGTTTCATCAATAAATATACGGTTGCTCAAATCCCGACCCGTAAACATCACACGACCACGAGGTAGATTATTAAGACCAAAATTATTTGCGGTAGCAACCATCTTTAGCCCTTCTAGAAGAGAATTACTTACGAATGCCGGCTTCTCATTCAAATTACTCGGAATCCACACAAACTGCGGGTACATTTTATCTTAGGAGGTATACAAAACCTGGTTTCTCAATGGGCTTTCAAATTTTTGTATTATAGCAGACATACTGATAGAATCAAACGTAAGACAAATTTTTGCTGTTTAAAATTTGAATATAAAAAAGATTCATAAGATAAATATAGATATGCGTTTCTGTGAAATCTGTGGATATTATCTTTTCGTACGGGCGGATGCAACAAATCTGAAGCATACGTGTAAGAAAGATGGTATTACAATTGAAATGAAGCCTAGTTCCGCAGAAGAAGCACTTATCCTAGAAACTCATTTCCGAACTGATTTACAGAATCAAAAGGGAAAGCAGTCATTTATGAACGAATTTACTCGTTCAGATCCTACGATGCCGCATCTTCATAATGTAAAGTGCCCAAATGGAGACTGTCAAAGTAATAAACCGGCGTCTGACCCTTCAACTCCAGCAAAGGATATTATCTATGTTAAAACGGATGTCAAAAATTTGCTCTTTGAATATCAGTGCCAAATCTGTAATAAACAGTGGACAACTTAAGTTTCTGTTTAAAATATAAGAAAGAATAGGGATTAATGAGTGCCGGTGGTGGAGCAGGTCTTCTTGAATTAGTTGCTCGAGGAAAAAAAGATACTTTTTTTACTGGAGATCCTAAGATTAGTTTTTTTCACAGTATTTATCGCCGGGCTAGTCCGTGGTTGCGGGAAACACGATATTTACTTCCACGCAATGAAGGCGATTTTGATTCCTATATTGATTTTACTCTTGATCCTGTGGCAGATATTGTTAAAGATATTCATCTTTTAATACAGCTCCCAACTTGGTTACCACCCAGTATTGCGGCTATTAATGGGACGTCTGTAATTCGTGATTTAAGTGGAAACTCTTACGGATATACGAATCATATAGGATATTACTGTATTCAGAAAGTACAACTTTTTCAAAATCAACTGATGTTCTATGAAGATTTTGGTGAATCAATGTGGCTACGAGCACAATCAAAGTATACTAATGGTAAAATTTCTGTTATTAAATCTTTAACGGGAGGACATGATGGTTCATTGCTAGAAATTCAACGAAATGCTACACCCGGTCAATTAGAAGTTAAGTTGAATCTTCCATTTGATTCTCTTCCAAAAGATTTTGGTATTCCAATTAGTGCTGTAAGTCCATTTTCACTGAAAATTCGTATTTATATTAGTAAATTTTCTCAGATTATGGAATCTTCTTCTGGTGGACTAGCACCCAATGTATTTGAACGAACAATGACAGTTCAAAGCACTCTTGGAGGGACTCCAACACAATTTGTAACAAAAAAGAAGACTGAACTAGGCCGACCCCATTTTCAACTACGCGTTCAATATGTCTATGTTGATTCAGTCTGCCAGAAACTTTTACGTGAAACAACGTGGAAAGTTCCATTTTTACGATGTATCGCAAATCAATTTACACTAGAAGACAATATTTGGAAAATTGGTGTGCCGCCGACTCTTCGTAAACTAGTTGAAGTCTATGGATCTATTCAACGTCTTCGCATTTTATTTCAATCTGAAGCTTCTGTACGTGCTGGACAAGCATGGAAATATACGCCTTCTTCTGGTACTAATTGGTTTACTTCTTTGACTTTCTTCATTCACGGTCAAGACCGTCTAGGAGTGTGGGAATCTGATGTATTTGAAAATGTAACATCCTATTCTCATGATGTAGGGAAGAGTGTACCGGGTGTTTATCTATTAGATACAGGAGCGGAAGATCTGGATATTCCTGCAGGAACACTTAATTTAACACAGGCTGAAAAACCGGAATTACAAATCCTCTTGATTGATTTGGCAAATGATCCGCGAACTGGAGATAAAAAAACATTTATGCGGGTTTATGCGGATATTTGGGATTTACTAGAACTTTCTGGTCAATGGATGAAACTATCTTATTCATAATTGGATTCATGCGGCTCTGAAAACTCGGAAACCACATTATCATCCGGCTCAATAATGTCAATCGCAGACTTATGAATTGTCGTAACATGTGAAATAGGCGTGAACTTTTCAGTCGGCTGTACACGCTTACGACGAATATGGATAACAGCGTCTGAATCATCAAAACCTTCATCGCAATTGGGCTCTTCCTGTACAGGTGCTGTCTGAGGGCGCGAAGGCCTGAAACGGAGTGGGATACCAGCGGGGAATACGTCTGCGGTATATGCCTTTGCTCTTGCTGCGGCTACCATGTCATTCTGTAACTTTTCCTTATCTAGACCCTTAATTGCCGCATTCTTATAAGGAGATGGTCTCAACTGAAACTCAGTAGTGTTTCGCGTTTCTACAACGGGACTGTTGACCCTCTCTGAGGTTGTGGAACGTACCTGCTCAACTTCATTACGGAGACGGGATGAGAAGACTGATCCCTTAGCATACACAGGCTCAGTAGTCCTATGTGCTGTTAGACCAGATGTGAACTGACGCTTAGAATACACTTCATTTGTACGAACTGATTCAATAAAATCAGGTGATTTATCTATGATAAGAGGTGCAACCTTATTACTCGTACGCTTTCCTACTGTTGTCCACTGGCCTTCCATTACAAATTTCTTAGTTCAACTGGGTATGGTGTTTTATCTGGTGGGGCCCATGTTCAAATTTTTTAGTTTTACTTGAAAATTTGAGTATTGGCAGTTAATTTAAGAATAAGTAAATGAAATGGTACGGCAAAGAGCATTTGAACCCGGAGCATACTAAGAAACTAACAGTTGTTTGGCAAGCTCCACCGGGAAATTGTTATGATTATTATTATGATAAATTTCCTGATTTATATCCTCATTGGCTTCCAGCAGATCATCATATTGTGGTCTACAAAGAGTCTTTGTATCCGAAACATCGCGATTATAGGACTTTTAAATCTGCCCCTAAGGAAATTAAATCAAAACATCAGGTGGAGTGGGAAGATGGATATGGTCCTTGTAATGTATGCGGTGTGTGCTTGAAAGCCAAGGAAGACAATAATGAAATACAGGCTGATTATTACCGGCGGTTAGAGGCTTGGAAAATCAATGGAACTCCTATGTAGAATTCTCCTTTAATCCATGTAGTTAGCACAATTTTTTAAAATATTATAAATAGATGGGATCTTCTTCTTCAAAATCCAGTACTTCTATAACTTCTCCTACTGCTGCTTCCACTTCTCAGCCTTCTTCTTCAAATTCTAAAGTAGTTGGTATTAAAGAAAATGCAATATCAAAGTCAAAACAAAAACCGGTTACTCGTTTTAATTTACAATTAGCACAAATGGTAAATAAAGTTAAAAATAAATTAGAATCATTACCGAATGATAGTACTGAATTAAATGCAATGAGAAATGAATCAATTGATAACTTTGGAAAAATTATTTTACCTGAAGTTTTAGTAAAAAATAAATTTGGTTTTTATGATCCTTCTCTTAAAAAACAAAGAGTTGATATAATCATAAATCTATTAACTTTATTATCAAATTTAAATATTATCCTTCTTAAATCTTATCTTATATCAAAAGAATTAGATGATTTTATACAAAATGGACAAGTTATACATCCTAGATTGAGTTCTCCTGTCTCACCAAACGGTACTTATATAAAAAATTATTTTACTATTGTTGCTAGTATTATAGGATTATCATTTGAACAAATGATAAGTGATACTAATGAGACAAGAAAGCAACCCTCTAATTCACAAAGATTTTATGAATTAGAAAATAATGAAATACAGAGAATAATAGTAAAATATATGAATTTAAGTGCTGTTCCTATGGAGGCAATTAATAATCTTGAAGGACTTTACTATACAATTGAAAAAAGTAGGCTTAGTTACAGTGAAAATCACTATGAGGCTAGGGAAACATTTGCTAAAGAATTCAATTTTGATAATGTTAAAGATTGGGTTGCAACAGAGAAATATGGACCTCTTGCAGCAACAAAATTTTATCGTAAACATTCACGCCAATTAAAGAGTTTATCTAGAAATAGAACTCGTAAAAACTAAATAGATTTGAACTTTTAAATATAAATAATATTCTAAATATCTTTTATATTTTTACTCATATTAAGATATCATAATTATAGTCCCCCACGAAGACGGAGAACAAGGTGGAGTGTAGACTCCTTCTGAATGTTGTAATCGCTGAGTGTGCGGCCGTCTTCTAATTGCTTTCCAGCAAAAATAAGACGCTGCTGGTCGGGAGGGATGCCCTCCTTATCTTGAATCTTCTGCTTCACGTTCTCAATGCTGTCGGACGGCTCCACATCCAGTGTGATTGTCTTGCCCGTAAGCGTCTTAACAAAAATCTGCATGGTTGTTTCTAGTCTACTTTAAGATATTTCCTTTAGACGCTATTTTTTTAAATTTTTTTTAAGATGGGTCGTCATCCACTGCTTCCTGCGGTGACAGAAGAGGTTCAAGAGGGATTACCTCCGGCTGTCGCGACACACTATCTTCCAGCAGAAGAGTTGCTAGAATCTCGTGCGCATCCTCCATCTTGTCTTGCTGTGCAAGTCGCATCCGGCGGTCCATGTTCAGCTTGTCCTCGAAGTTAAAGACGAGGGAATAGACGCGGACCTGTTCTGTCTGCCCAATACGATGAGCGCGTCCAATAGCCTGCTGGATGACTGCGGGATTCCAGTGTTGCGTGTAGAGAACAACGCGCGTACAGAATTGGAGATTCAGACCCGCTCCACCTGCTACCCATTGGACTACAAAAGCCACAGAGGGGTTTCCACCTTGGACTATGGAACGTGCCTCCGCAATAGAATCTTGCCTCTGCTGGAAACCAACTCCTCCATTAAGGATATAAACATGGTTGTATCCTTGTTCCCTAAAGATGCTTGCCACGATGCGAATCTCATCCGTAAAGGTACAGAAGGCGATTGTTGGCTCTTTTGGTGTGGTAAAGAGCAGATTTGATAAGGCATGTGTCTTGCCTGAAGGAATTCCCAGCCATTCCTCCTGCGGGATTTCCAGACCTTTCTTATTTTTCAAGGAGTTGAAATAGACGTAGGGATGAGCCATTGCCTGATTCATCCGCATGAAGAGCTCTAAAAGCATGAAAGGTGGAGTCCGATGTGCTCGAGCAAAGATAATTCGGCCGACTAACTTTGCCAAAAGTTTCCGCTCGGGGGTGGACTCCGCCTTACAGATGATGACCTCCTTCTTGTATGGAGGAGGCGTACCGGGAAAATTCCACTGGCGGAGGTCAGCATATGTGCGACGCAAGAGGCAGTGCCGCACAAGTAAAGCCATCGGATGATGCTCTACAGCAATAGGATTGAGCCATTTAAAGAGATTCCGAAGATCGTCCTCACGATTCTGGAAGGGTGTTCCCGTTAGAAGCCACCGAACAGAAGGAGCAAGTTTCATGAGGGCCTGAAATCGTCGTGTTTTTGGACCGTTTCGGATGTTCTGCGCCTCATCGCAAACAACACGCTGGAAGGTAGTCTCATCAATCAGTCCATACTTACATCCGTTTACAAAACGGTCGTAACTAATAATAAAGATGAATTTTCCTGTACATTTAGGGTTGCTATGTTGACTCCACCGAGAACTGCTTGTCTTCTTGTGATATATTGCGATTTTAGCCTGTTGAAGAGCCGCAATCCATGTTTCGAGCAGAGAAGCGGGAACAATAAGAAGCGTTTTCTTAATAGCGCTGTTAAGAATGAGTCCGATAAGCTGCCACGTCTTTCCCAAGCCCATATCATCTGCTAGGATTCCGCCCTGGAATATCCGAGCATCAGCGGCTTCTCTACTAAGAAGCCATTTCACGCCTTCCTCTTGATGGGGGAGATAGGTAAATCCCTCATATGGAATTGTCAGAGTCATTGCTTATTTCTTACGTATTTGTCTTCTGGAATTTTCTTGCACACCTATTCTGGTTGCTACAGCTTTTTCAATTTTTTTTAACAGACAAAAAATACATTTTTATTTATTTTGTTTTAGTTTTATGTTGAGGTTCTTTTAGAATTCATCGTCCATAGGAAGAGTCCCAAGAATCTCATTTACCTTGGGCTTATTCTTCTCATGCTGGTATGCCGTCCAATCATCCCAACTCCAATAATCATTATCGCGAAGATCGCACCACTCTAGCATATCATTGTGATGCTTAATAACCTCAATAAGCCGGTCAACTTCCTGCTCATCCTCGTGTGTCCAAGCCGCCTTGCGCACATACTTATGAAGCTCCAACTGACGCCTTCCGAGCATTTCGCGCCAATAATGTGCGGGAAGATTACTATCCATTTCTTTGTATTATTCTATTAGTTCGCTGCAAATTGGCCGCAGCAGGCGGGGGTCAATTTTTTTATGCCGAGCACATGACGCACTCCTCCTCTTTATTTGTGGGCTGAGCAACTTGCTGAACCGGTTCAACAGTGAACTGCTGGGCCTTTACTACTGATTTAGTTCGCAGATAATAAATACCTGTCTTTAGACCCTGCTGCCACGCATATACATGCATACTGGTAAGCTTACGGAAGTCCGGATCAGCTACATATAGATTGAGTGACTGACTCTGGCAGACATAAGCGCCCCGCTGCGCAGCCATATCAATTAGTGTCTTCTGCTTCATTTCCCAAACTGTCTTATACAGCGCCTGTATATCCACAGGGATATCCGCAATACCCTGTACAGACCCTCCATTTCCAATAATCTTGTTCTTTAGTTCTGGGGACCAAAGACCAAGCTGAAGGAGGTCACCAATCAGATATTTGTTTACCAAGATGAATTCACCTGCTAGTGTTCGGCGGGTATAGATATTGCTGGTGAAAGGCTCAATACACTCATTATATCCAAGAATCTGGCTGGTGGAAGCAGTGGGCATCGGTGCTACGAGCAGTGAATTCCTTAGACCGTGCTGCTGGATATCGCGCTTGAGTTGCGCCCAGTCTAGGTCAGCATTGTTGACGGGGTCAACTTTCCATAAGTCAAACTGAAGTTCACCCTTGGAGGCTGGGCTGCCCTTAAATGTCTCATATGGGCCTTCCTCCTTGGCAATTAGCATAGACTGCTGGAGGGCTGCATAATACATATGGGCGAAAATCTGCTTATTGAGCGCAAAAGCTTCGGGACTTTCCCAATTGAGTTTGAGAAGAGCAAATACATCAGCCAATCCCTGTACACCGAGACCAATAGGACGGTGACGCATATTTGACTTCAAGGTTTCAGGTGTAGGATAGTAGTTAACATCAATAACACGGTTAAGATTAGTCGTAGCAAGAGCAACTGTACGGCGGAATGCGGCAAAATCGAAGGAGCCATTTGTGATGAATGCTGGAAGTGCCATGGACGCAAGATTACACACAGCTGTCTCATCGGGGGCTGAGTACTCAATGATTTCTGAGCAGAGATTTGATGACTTGATTACACCCAGATTCTTCTGATTACTCTTGCGATTGCAAGCATCCTTATAAACTAGATATGGTGTGCCTGTCTCAATCTGAGATTCAAGAATCTCAAACCACAATTTCTGTGCCTTAATTGTCTTCCTTCCTTTATTCTCGGATTCATATCGCTCATACAATGCCTTAAACTCTTCACCATAGCAGTCAGAAAGACCCGGTGCTTCAGCGGGGCAGAAGAGCGTCCAATCTCCATTTGCTACAACCCTCTCCATGAAAAGGTCGGGAACCCACAGGGCATAGAAGAGATCACGGGCCTTCTCATCCTCTGAGCCCGTGTTCATCTTCATGCGGATAAAGTCGCCAATGTCTGCGTGCCACGGCTCAAGATAGATGGCAAATGAACCATTGCGCTTTCCGCCTCCTTGATCAACGTAGCATGCCGTGTTATTGAATACACGAAGCATTGGAACAATTCCATTAGAAACGCCGTTAGTGCCATGAATAATAGATCCCTTTGCTCGAATATTGTGGATATGGAGACCAATTCCGCCACTGTGTTTGCTGATTGTTGCACAGTCCTTGAGTGTATCGTAGATTCCAGCAATAGAATCATCCTTCATGGCCAGTAGAAAGCAACTGCTTAGCTGGGGCTTTGGAGTAGAACTATTGAAGAGGGTAGGTGTAGCGTGTGTATAAAGTTTCTGGCTCATCGCATCATATGTCTCAAAAGCCTTTTCAAGATTGGTGGGCCAGAGTTCCAGGGCTGTCCTCATCCACATATGCTGCGGCCTTTCTAGCACCTTACGATATTCATCGCGCAAGAGATATGACTTCTCCAGTGTCTTGAACCCAAAATAATCAAAGAGATAGTCCCGATTATAATCCAACTTTTCCTCAATCATAGGACCATTTGCGCACATTAGAGCAACCAGCTTGTCACTAACTGCAGACTGCGTTTCACCCTTCTTATTCTTAACGGCTGCAAGACGTGTTACAACCTCCAAGAAAGTGGTTGGCGTATTCTTGTGGTGATTACTAACAGCAATCCGGGAGGCTAGGATGCCATAATCCGGATGCTCAGTAATATAAGCAATCGCTGTCGTACAAGTTAGTTCATCCAAATCACTCGTCTTAATACCGTCAATGATAGAACCCAGCACCTTCTGTGCAATCATTGTGGCATTTACAGAAAGTCCATCACAAGCACCGCGAATTCGCGCAGTGACCTTGTCAAAACTGACGGCCTCCATTTCCCCATTTCTCTTTTGGACACGCATATCTACAATAATACTCATTCCCTTGTTGCTGAATTTACGCATCCGGGTTTATTCAAATTTATTATATGTATAGGATAGAATGTTGGGGATATTTTTACTTATATTATTACTATTAATGGGACTAAGTGTATTATCTTGGTTTACCAATTATACACCCAATGTGGAAGGTCCTGTTCTACCTGTCTTTACAAAACAGGAAAACTTTTTGAGTCCACAGGACCAGTCGGCGGATTATAGACTTCTAGCAGGAGTCTTTCCTCTTGATAATTCTATGGCCCGTGCTCGTACGGATATAACGTCTGAAGCATGTCGTCTTCGTGATGCTGCGGTAGATTTACAATTAGATGGGGATTATTCGCAGAGGACTAATAATTATCTGCGGAAATTCCCTGATAGTTGTTCGGCTCCCCGGCACGAGTTGCTTTTGAATTTTTACAGAAGTTCTGACAAAAAACCATTTCAGGCGGGTGTGCCGCTTTGCTAATCATCTTTAACAAACATATACCGATTTTGTGATGAAAGCCAACGTTCATATTCAGTATCCCAGCAGGCCCAGAACTGCTGGTAACCGGGAAATCCGACTTCAGTCCACCAGAAAGAATTTCTGTGAACTGTTTTCCAATGACTATCTTCCAAGAACCAGTAGGCTCTTTCACGAATAATACTTTCCGGCTTTAGTGTTGTGGGTTTCCATGTGGATAATTTCTGTGTGTCATTTTTGGCAAAAGGCCCATATTCATATCGCAGTGTATCTTCCTCTTCAATTACTACAAGTACACCCATCCAACCCTCCTTTTCTAGCAAAGTGGGTGATTGACTAAATTTCATTTCAATATATTCTACTGCTAGGCACTGCGTGACTTCCATTTGAATTTGCATTTGACAGTAATATTCGTAGGGGATTTCGTCTTCCACGAGTGAACGTGTTATAGGGCACTTAATTTCTACTAGATGTCCTGCTTGAGGACCTGATTCAATCATTCCATCTGGACTAGCAGCTAGTTTTGTATGTGTTTTATGAATAATACGTCCAAGATTATCAGCAATTGAATTATTATTGAAGAAAATCATGGATGCTAAATCTCTAGCGATTGGCTCAAACCGATGTCCCCACGTTGTGGGTTGTAGACCATTATTTTCATTGCTAATTCCCACAGGGGTTGAATCCTGAATTGGGGTAAGCCCTGCTGATTGTTGATTTGCCAAACTTGCCGCTTTGATAAATTTACGGTCATAGACGTTTTTACGAGCAGCCGGTGCTGTTCCAATTACATATCCGAATTCACTGGCAGTAAGAAGATTAATTTTCTCTGCGTGCCACTCAAGTGTGTGCTGCTCTGTCTGTGGTTTGTTTTTAATAGATTCTATAAAATCAGCGGCTTCTTTGGGTGAAAAGCGGGGAGCTTTCTTCTGTGCCCATTTCATTGAGGATAAGAGCAAACAGTCTAGGATTTCATGCTCTTTCTTAATTTGTTCTGGATTACGCTCTATATGTTCATTTAATGTTTGCCATTCCTGCCAGACATCATCGCGAACATATTCTAGTTCCCAATTATCAAGAGGAAAATTTCGGTCAGATTCTTCATACCACTCATTGAACCAATGACAGATATTCGAATACATTGTCTCTATTTCTCTATCGCATTTTCCGTCGTCTGCTCCTGTCCCGCTGGAATGGCTAGGGTCACAGGACCCAGTACTCGTGTTCTCCGTTTGGTTGCTCGTGGTAACTCTACTTTAAAGGAGCGAACTGTGTCTGTTGTTTGAATTATAAGCCCTTTTACTTCATCAATTTTACATGTTTCAGTATTATAATTCACAATCTGACGTGTTTTAAGAAGTCCACGGTCTAATGCGGATAAGAGGCACTGGGTTAAACGTATTTTTTCTTCTGCTGTAATATCCTTATAATCATTCGCAAAAGTACGAAGGCGATCTATTCTAAGAGCACGATCTAACTTAATCCAAGGCCTTTTAAGAGTATTCTTATTTTCCGAAGTAAAGAAGGCATCCATTCCCTTTTCCATATTTTGTAGAAAGTCAAGAGGTGCTTGCGGTGCTTGGGTTTGTTGAACGGGGGGAGGTGCGCCAACTGAATTTATAATTGTCTTAATGCGCTTTACTGTCTTTGCTCGTTGCATTTCACCTAAGTATATATAGCATCGCGTGTTTAGGTAAGCCCAGTTCTCCCAGAGATATCTAATGCTCTTCGTAGCAAATTCTGTGTCGATTGCGGTAAATTCACAGCCTTGTTCCAGCCAAATGGGTCTTCAATTGAATTAATGGATTTATTGTATAATACTGTTGAACTTTGCCATGATTTATCAAGGGTCGCATGTTCTTCAAATATATTTGGTGTCTTGGAATTAGTATTCCAGTAAATCTTATATAAATTCCAACCATTTCGGGGGAGCAGACTTGCTTCAGTTTTACCCGAATAGGGTAATACATAAAACGAGAATAGACTCATTGTCTTTCAATATAGATTTTACTTTAGGTTCGCTTGGGCTGCGGATATTTAATTGTATATTTTGATTTAACATAATAGGGAAATAGGAAATGCAGAGACCTAACTCTACTTTTCATGGTATGAATCCTCAAGAAAGAGAATCTAAATTATCCGCACTTCGCTTTAATCCTCTTGGCCCACGAAATGTTGTTGATCCTTCTGTCTTTTCTCGTCCTGAGTCCCAAGCATTTAGAAAGGAAGAACGTTCTATATTAACTGATGCTGTTGTGACTGAAACTCCCAAAATAAATACAGGTGTTCGTATCCGTGTAGAACCTAATTCTCGTGATGCTATGAATAGTCGGATTTTGGAACAGATGCCTTTTACAGCAGCTCGTAATATTGTCCCTCAGGATATTTTAAATGCTACAAAACCGATCGTTCAAGATATGAATCCAATTGATTCACGGCGGGGAGTAAATAGTTATAAACAAGCAGTGGAGTTCTTCCCTGACGCGGATACAAAGACAGGCATACAACCCAAGGCCAAAGAACCAGAGCGTTTCATGCAGAATCCCTATCTACAGAGATTAGATGCGGCAAATGAACCTCGTCAGATTGTACGCGAACTTCGGTCAGCTGTTACTGAAGATAATCGGGAGAAATATTTAGATCTATCGCAGAAAATAGCAAATCGTAATTTTTCCCACGTTTTAATTCAGGGTGATCAGGTAATGGTCCAGCAGGTGACTAATCTAAAAGCTTACGAGTTACTAAAACCTAAGCTAGATGATTTTTCCACTGATTATAGGCGATATGAATAAATCAAAACTTAGTCAAAACTTACAATTACATTCATCTCATGTTGATTGACGACTTTCATGGCTGAACGCGAAAGTTCAGTGCGTTGCCGACGACCTGATTGTAACTTCTTCCCATCCTTTGAATAATGCTCCTTGATACTAGCATTCATATCTGCTTCAATGGCGGTGCGATTCTCCTCAATGTAATCAAGAATCTTCTTTTCAATAAACCAGCGGAAGAAGTTTAATTGTCCAACTGTTGTCATAATTGATGGTTGATTAAGTGCTTCAAACATAATACGATCGCGACGACAGAAGGGATCAAATAACTTCTTAGAATATGCTTTTAGTTCTCTTTTATAATTAAAATGAACTAAAAACTGCTTTGTTCCCATCATATAAGATGTATTGTTCTTCTTTGCGTAATTTGTAATGAACCAATCCACTAGCCGTAGGCTAATGGGTGAATCCCCTTTAAGAATGGGCGTAATTTTTTCAAGATTACCAGGCTCATTATAGAAAGTTTGGAGATTTTGGACGATAAAATCTTGGCGGCACTGAACACGAACTTTTTGAGTTGTGTTACGCGGATCGGAGTCTTGCATAATAATCTAGTTTATCTAGAAGAGTTTAAGTTATAAAAAATTAAACGCGGATTAGGTAGATGGCTGATTCGGATGATGAAGTTGAAGCACCACTTCCTGATAGAAGACAAAGAGATGCGCCTGCTGCCGAAGAAGCAGTAGAAGCCGCAGGACCCGCAGAACCTAGATCTAGAAGACGAAGGGGGGCGGCTGCTGAAGCACCTGTTGAAGAACCTGTTGAAGAAGAAGTAGCTAGGCCTAGAAGAAGAAGGGGCGCGGCTGCCGAAGCTGCTGAAGAAGATGAAGCTGAAGCACCTGTGGCAGAAGAAGCATCTTCTGGTCCTCGTAGATCTGCTAGAAGAGCTAGAAGCCAAGCTGCTAGAAGAAGAAATCTACGAGAATCTAGAAGAATATTAGCAGAAAATGGAATTAATGCTGAAAATGCTCGTGAAGGTGCTGTGGAAGAAGAACAGCAGGAAGGTGATGTGGAAGAACAGCAGGAAGGTGCGGAAGGTGCGGAAGGTGGAGAAATGGGGCCGCTAGGAATGATTGGCGCTATGCTCAAAAGCACAGTAAATTATTTGAAAACTGATCCATATAGGAACGCATTTAAGAATGATGTAACCGATGAACCTTATCCCAGTTTAACACAATTATATGAAACCGCTAAAGAAAATCCAAATTCACCAGAAATACTTCGTCAAGTTACTTCTGATTTTCGAGCTCTAAAACAGGGTTATCATGATGAGGGATGTGATACTGATGTAAATATTTCAATGAATCCAAGATGTCTTGGTGTTCAAGCAGGTTTATATATGAGACTATTTGATATTCGTAAATCTATCGACGATTCTCTTGAACAAATGAAACCAATTCAACAACGTGCTGTCTTAGCCAGAATTAATAGAGAAGCTCGTCCTGAATATAATGGGGAGGAAGATGTATTCGTTCCAGCTGGAATATAATTTAATACTTGTAAAGAGTAGATGAATCCATTAAATTCTAAAGTAAATAATTTTTCTAAATCATTGGGTCTAGCATATTCAAAGAATGGAAGTGTACAATATATTCCCGGATTTAATAGAGATTCCGCAGAACGTCTTTACACGCTCATTCAAGAAAGAAAAGGAGGAGATCAACCCGTTGATTTGAGGCTACAATGGATTATTATACTTGTTACACTTTATAAAAAGACAACACTTGCTGATAAAAATAGAGTTATTTCTTCATTAAATTCAGCCGGATATAAAAATAATATTATTCAGAAGATTGCTACACTAGCGCAAGGTATTTCACGAGAAAGTATTGTAGAATCAGTTAGAGGTGTTGGTGCCTTGAGTAATGGCCCTCTAAAACTTACGGAAAATGACATTAATAAATTATTCCCAGCCTAGTAGTAGGATATGAATTATTTACTTAAATCAAAATATGCTCTTTATTCCGCGATTGTATTCTTTCTTTTTGCGAATCCTTATACATATCATATGACAGAAGGTTTTTTTGGTTCTTTTCTACATATTGCAACGAATGATTGCCCCACTGTTTATGGCGTATTTTTTCATACATTTCTTTTCTTTCTAGCAATGTTTGGACTTATGACTGTACCGTCTCTTGCTCAAGGTCTCTAATTTTAAAAGCAATACTCATAAGTTTTCTAGCAGATTCTCTATATGAATAATTCTCATGAACAAATTTTGCCGGAGTAAAGGATGATAACTTACTAAGAAAAGTCTCAAAATCAGATTTCCAGACCTCCTCAGTTGATTTCATTCCACATTCAGATGACCATGATACAATGCTTGTAACTGTACCTTCCATAACTTTATTGCTAGATCTATAATAAGTTCTGTCAATACAAAAAATAGGACAATTACATGCCATAATTTCTAGTGCTGCTAATCCCTGTGTTTCTTCATTATCTAACATTATACAAAATTTGCTTCTACGTGCTGCTTCTCGTAACATTTCAGGTTTATAAAAATGGTAGCAAACTAAAGTTCCTTTTATGCCATAAAAATTATGAAATAATACACTCCAAATATTTTCAATATCTGCCATTCTTTGTGATTTATAATAAATGAAAAAATCCTGCGTTTTTGGTTCGGAAACAGGAGTAAAATAATCCGTATCTACACCTGATTCCCATATATTAATTGTTTTAGTTTTATCATTTAAGGTTTTTCTAATGGGAAATTTTTGTTCTAACCAATTAACTACCCACATTGCTGAGAATGTTAAATGTTTAGCGTATAACCATATCTTATCATCGGTCGGTTTATCCATTCCAATATAACAAAGTGGAATTGGATTTGGACCAAAAATTGTATTCTTTGGATACATTTGCACATCTTGATATAATCCAAATAATTGAATATTGAATAAACCTGGTTCATTTATAAGAATAATTGCATCTGGTATCAGTTTTTTAATACCAATTAATACTCCAATAATAACCACTGTTGGTCCTCCCGCAGCAAAATGACCTGTATGTATCCATATTCCTATTTCCATTCCCTAATATCTGATTGTTTTGTATTTATTTTTTTAAACTAAGCAATAATTTCTTCATACAACGGTTTCAATTCATTTTCCCATACAAAATTCTGAGACACTTTTCTAGCCTCTTGCCCGTGTTTTTCACGTAGAGAAGAATCTAGCAGATACTTTTCAATACCAAGGCAGTATTCATGCGGATCTACACAAAAAGCCTTGCCTCCAAGACCACCCATTCCAACAGGGATATGATAACTAATATTCGCAGGGATTATAACACTATTACTGGATGTACAGAACTCATTAAGACCAAGTATATCAGGAACAACCTGTGGGATTCCAACACCCATCTGCTCCATCTGGCAGAGACCAAATCCTTCACCTTCTGTTGTTGTTACACCAATATCTGCGGCGTTATATAAATTATTAATTTCAGAGTCAGGCAGCGCTTGGTCCGCATTACTTACCATGAGTCTGCTAGCAAAAGGTTCAATTGCCACGTTACGGCTTCGAAGTTCCTCTATATAAATATCAAATATAGCATATCCACCCTTTTCACCTTTATCGCAGATACAGAGCAGAAAAATAGGCTTTGTAGGATACTTAGTAATAAGTTCAACAAATGCCATGATAAGAAGATCGTAACGCTTACGCGGGGAATTACGATTTACATTTAACATAAGAAATCCATTTGCTGGAATACCAAGACCCGCGCGAACTTTAGAACGATCTATTTCAGAGAATAAATCGTTTGAATATCCGTGGCGAAGAGTACGCAGACGGGGCTTAGGCGCGTCACCCAAAAATTGCTTTTCTAGAACAGAACGCCAACGGTCTGTAAAAGCAAATACAACTGATGCTTCGCGGCGAATCATTTCCATAAACATTTGACGTTGACCTACATAGACTTGATCCAAGTAGATAATAATCTTGAAACGGCGACGCTCATCTGCATTCAACTGCTTGATAATCTCTTCAAGAAACTTACATACAACCAAGGAATCATTATAGATAATAAGTACATCGGGCTGAACCTGCTTGATAACTTCGGGTAGACGCTTATATCCAAACCCCTGCTCAAGAGGCTGTTCCATTGCTGCAGCGTCAAAACTGTTTACATTTGAAGGATAAGGTCTGAAATCCGGAATTGCTGTTTTAGCACGCTGAAATCCATAATGATGTAGTTCTACATCAGGCTTCTTTGATAGATATTTTACGATATTATATGTCACTTTGCTATAACCCGTAAATTGCTGGATATGAGTACCTACTAGCAAAACCTTCTTCTTACGATTTTGAAGTCTATCCAGCGAAATAATGTTGGATGGAGGCGGAGGAGGTTGAGCAGATTGAATTAGCATCATTTGCGTCTCAACATTCTTCATAATTTCAGCTGAAATAGGGCCATTCTGCGCCTGGAGTGTGGACAACAGTGCCAACAGATTGGAATTCATATTAATTCTTTTTGGTGAAATTGGTTTAAATCAAAGACGCTGTGATTGGATAGAATGTCTAAAAGGGCTATTATGCCAAAGAAAAAAGTGATTTCTAAGAAACTGAGGGAAGAAGTATGGTTAAAATATTTTGGCAAAAAATTTTCGTCAAAATGTCCTATTCAATGGTGTACACGCGAAATTTCGGTTTTCGCATTTGAAGTTGGGCATAATATACCCGAGTCCAAAGGTGGAAAAACAACAATTGATAATTTAATTCCAATTTGCGGTGATTGTAATCGAAGCATGGGTGATCGTTATACAATTGATGAATTTAGTAAGGAATTTGCTGCTTCCGCTTCTGCTTCACTGTCTGCCGCTGTTCCAAAAACTATATTTCAAAGATTCTTTGGGTGTTTTATCAGACAACAGACTAAGCCACAAGTAATAAGAAAACATTCAAATCTCGAACGAAATCGATCATTTGTTAGAACAATTTATAAATGAATTGTTTTTACGTCTTGCTCTGCCTTTGAAATTCGCTCAAGTGCTGCCAGAATATGCGCAGTTATATTTACCTTGTGTGTCATCCAATATTTTGTTAGGTTTTCTTGAATTTGATCTAATGCGTCTGGATTATTGTTTATTTGTTGAATCATAGATTTTACTGATAACCAATCCTTGGAGATTAGAATTGCATTATCACCTATTAATTTATTATAACACTCATGCTCATTGTTTTGATCGCCAACACAGATGGGAATACATCCGGCTTCTAGAGCTTCATATAGACGATATGTTTCATAGTTCTGCCCCTTAGGACATGGTATAAATCTTGTATTTTCAAGAGTTTTCATATATTCATCGGCTTCTTCCGGCAATGGATGTTTCCATGTAGGAAGTAATTTCATTGAATTGGGCTCAACTGTTGCTAGTGTTTGTAACATTTCTATACGATTGGGTTTATCAACTGAACCAGCAAAACTCCACACTAGACTTCTTTCAGATAGTTTCTTGAATTTTCCTTTTAATGAGCGATTTCGTACATATCCTAGCGGTATGGTAATTATCTTGTCATTGCCGGGAATATCTTTGCGAATATAATTACGAATAATTAATTTTACTGCAGGATGGTCATAAATAGATAAAGGATCATTTACTGTTTCGTCACTCAAATGGAGTAATACTACAGGCTTCTTTTGTTCTGCTAGAGTATTTAATTTTTGAATTACTATTTGTTCTACAGCAGACCATTTTTGTATTAGTATAAAATTAATGGCTTGAGATGATGGTGATTCCTCTTTACCAAAAGGAACAAATTCTAGAGGTTTTCCAATGATCTCCTCTATCCAATCGCGCTCTAGAAAATCATTTTGTTGATTGGGCACAAAATACCAAACAGGATAGGGTTTTACCATAAAATTAGGCGAAGGAAGATAAACTATTCCGGGTGGTCTACCAATTATATCTTCGGTAAATTTCTCTAAAACTTCTTCTACAATTTTTCTTAGTACAATATTGCTGGAAACTTTAATGTAAATAGACAATTTAGTTATTACTTCATTCAATAATTCATTTGTCATTTTATTTTGTTGGCTAATAAGAACTTGTTGAATTACACGAATCCAGTTGAAATTACGTTCTTTTATTTCAACTGCTGATAATTCCTTTTCAAAAAAAGATAGACACATACTGGTCATTTCAGGAATTTTATTCTGTGATAATTTTAATAAAATCGCATTACATTCAATATTTACACCGTCTACCATTATATCACTATTTGAGGTTGGCTTTATACTTTCAATTGTTGTAATTTCTTCCTGTGTAAAAACTTCAGTGTTATTCCATAAATCAGAGTCAAAATTATCTACGCGTTCAAAGTTATTAAATTGTGATTTTTGATAAATGGGGTCCGTGTCTTGAAAACATCCCGCAACAATTGGATGAATAAAATAAACATTTAGTTCTTCCATGTGATTTACAATCATGTGGTCGCCGCTTGTAAAAATTCCGCGTTCTTCAATGATTTTTGCTAACTTTCTAGCACCTCGGGCAAACATAATGTATGCGTAATTGCACGAATGGAAATAGCGTCTCGGATTTCCCGGACTGAAAATTTCATTCGGTTTTACCTTAGAAAAATGCATATTGACTAATTCTACAGCATTTCCAAAGGCTTGTTTATTGGGTGGTAGAATACCTCCTAAATAAATCACATCTGCGTCTTCCGGAATTAATTTAGATGCCTCCTTCCAAACATCTAGCCATTTTGGATAAAAACGAACATCGTCTTCGAGGATAAGACAACTATGATCATCTCGAGACTCCTTTGCTAGACGCTGCCATATCTGGTTATGACTAATTGCGCATCCCATAACTGCTTTCTTCCATTTGAAATCATTGTTACGGAAAAGATGTTTAATTTCTTGCGTTAATTTTAACTCTAGTCCATAACAGGCCGAATGACGTTTTACTTTATCATTCATATAGGAGTGAAAATCCGCAAATGACTTGTAACGGTCAGTCCGCCTATCTAGATTGATAACAGTGGCTTCAGTAATTCTGTTGGCAAATTCTGTTTGTGCTTGTACTGAAGGTAGAGCTGTTCCCATATTAACATTTCCTCTATGATGATAAAATGCGTAGTTGCCTTGAATGGCTGTCGAATAGGAATCACACGTTGTAAATTTTGCTAGAGGTCTGCGATTTATCTTTTCACGATAACTCAAAATACTTAGAATAGATTGATCATGACGATGACCTTTACCTCCTGCTTCCCATTTTTCACCTACCAAGATATCACGGGCTTTTGTGTAATAGAAAGCGTGTGTAAATAACTTCTTGACAGTAGGGAAAGTTGTATTCCATCCGAGCACCGCTGCTTGAAGTTGCTTTGAGTTAAGTTCTTCTTCCGTACAATTCATCATCTTTGTAAATTTTTCATGACACCAATTTCTATTTATATTTTCATCTTCTAGCAAAAATGCTCCTTCTTTTTCAATAATATCATAAATATCAGTAATTGGACGAGCTACCATAACACCTGCATCAATGTAAATACCAGGCTGCGCCAAGTTCTGATAGATTATCCAAAGTTTCCAGCCATAATGTTGCGGCTCCCAGAAATCAGCCCATGGTATCTCTGCTGGGTCAGTTGTTGGGAAAACGGTGAAAGTTACTGCTGAATAATTCTTTCTGATGGCAGAAATTGCAGTCTCTGCTTCCGGCCAATAATAAACTGTTATCTTTTCAAGGGATATTTTCTGTTTAATTAAAGATTCTATCCATACTAACAAACTGGGTATGAATTTACTATTTACTGCTGTGTAAAACTTGGGTCCGTTACTTATTCCTTGTTCATTCTTTAGTGTAACTGAGTTTGTGGTTGAAGAAGCAAAGGGTAGAATTGCTGTAACCAATCGCTTCATTTGGGTTCTAGCATAAGTCTCTGCTTCCGGTGTAATTGCTGGAATGGAAAACATTTGAAGATATTTCATAGGGTCTGTGTCAACGGCTTTAATTTCTTCCCGAATTTGTTCCCATGATTTACCGTGCGTATTAATACCTCCAGCAGGATTGAAGTCCCGGGCTAGATTAGGATCTCCCCAATAAATTGGAATACATCCAGCAGCTTTTGCGTGAAAATATTTTTCAGTAATATAACCGGAGTCTGACGCATTTTCAAAACAAATATTGAATTTATATTTCTGGAGAAATTCATGCTTTACTATTTCACCTCCGCCACCGCCGAGACCTCCTTCCAGTTTCATCCCCATATTATTCAAATGAGCACCGGCTGAATCAACCCGCTTATATTTACTAACTTCACCTAATGCTGAGTTTCTATATTCATTTTTAGGATTAGATACAATATATGATGCAAATTCGGCCTTCTTTGATAGGAAATTTACCTGGGGTTTAGTACATACTTCATAAGGGATAGGCTTGGGATTTCGGATTTGTGCGGGGTCAGCATTAAACCAGTTAACTTCTAAAATCCATAGTGGCAGACGAAGTGTTTTAGCATTAACTTCAAGTGAATGTCCTACGCTGAGGATGATCTCGGGGCCTTCAATATGAGGATTGTTTTCACCGCTGAAAAAAATCTTGGGAACTCCGTCATATTTTCTATGACCGTCGCCGAATGGACCAAAGATAACTAAATTAGGCTTTTCATCCCCTGCGACAACTTTTACTTCAATTTCTAATCCTTGCTTTTTGATTTCATCCTCTAGCAGACAAATGAAAAAGTTATATTTAGGATTAAATTCAAACCACATATCCGTGAAAGCAATTGATAATGTATTTTTCTTTGTTAGACTCTGCTCTTGTAAAGCCAATGGTGGTGAAACTGATATCTGCTGTAAGGGATTGGCTAATGCTGCGGTAAAAAATGTCTTGGATTTATCACTTTCCCAATCATATTGGGTTAAACAGTACATTTTACGATGAATAAATGATTCTTTATTAAAGTATCCAGTTGATGTTTTTAGATTGTTGGCCAATTCATTATATTGATCTACTGCGGCTGAAATTTCATTAGACGGGTAATAATATCCACCTGCTTTTTGAATTCCCTTTTGAATTATTTCACAATTATGTATCATAGGGATATCTAACCACAGAGCATCAAGCAGAAGATGTTTCATTGCGCGCCAACGCTGATGCGCAATAAGGATGCTCTTAAACTTTCTCAATTCAGGAATGGGTATTCTTCCAATAAAATTTCCTGATACATCTTTTCCGGCAAAAAGATTCACTAGAACATTTCCATTAAAATACTTATTTTTCTTAAGAATATCACCATTTCCAACAATCCATGTTATTGGATTCTTTTCAATAATTTCTGATACAATACAAAGAGGGAGAATACAATTGCTAGTATTAGTCGTATTGCTTTCAAGAACTACTAATTGCGATTCGGGATTTTCATATTGATTCCACTTGGAAAGATTACTCTTTGAACAATAATTATCTAAACTTATATGTTCCCAAATCCAGGGAACAATACGAACAGGTATTAAATAAATCCTTTCAATATATATTTTATCGTCAGGTGAATAGCACTCAGGAATCCAGACTTCAGTTACATTTTTAACAGAGCGAATAAAGTTATTAAAGAAATATACGGAACTTTCCATGTCATTAAAAAGCGGCGGCTGATGAAACCATATTATATGTTTCTTGGAAATTTTTAGACGAAGTGCTTCAGGAATAAACCATGAAATCTCAAATATAATATCAAATACTTGCTTTGCTGAAATTACATCTTCAAGGAATGAGCATTGTATATTCTTTTCCTTGAATGTTGATTCTAGTTCACCAAAAGGATTCTTGCAGTCACTAGGTGAAATAAGTGTGGCAGTATGACCATATTTACTACACCACATGGCAAATGCGACGGCTGTGCGATTACAGCCTTTCGCAAAGATACTATCCGTTCCTAGGACTGTTAATCCAATTAACATTCTATTAGAGCATTGTATCTATCGTTTAAACTTTTTACGCAGGATTTGTAATTGATAAAGGAACAGTGGCATTTATCATATCAATCCACGCTTTTTGATTCTCGGGATTATAGGGCGAAAACCGCCAGGTAAGTTGCTGAGATTGTGCTTTGTACATTTCTTTTCTAGCCACGTGATTTTGGATAACATCTTCTACAGCAGCAATGGCAGAATCTAAATTGTTACCTTCATAATAATAAGCATACTCTTTGAAAACTGAAAAATTATGAACTACTGGAAAACCCATAAACATATGTTCTAAGAAACTATAATTGTATTCATTATTAACAGTGTGCTGGAGAAGTATATTGTTATTCATATGCTTAGAGACAGTGATAACATCTGCTCGTGGAAGGAGATGGAGTTTGCCTGCCTTGTAAATAGTTAAATTTTCTAGGATGTTACTGGTAAAATAAGGATTATTTTTGAATTTATCACCATTAATTATAACACAATCTTGGACAAGATGCGGGGATTTCTTAAATAGTGCTTCGCAGATTAAAATAGGGAAAAGACTATTCTTTTGAAAACTAATATTGGGTTCCATAACTGTAAATGAATATGGCGGAGATAGGCGATGTTGATAAATATCTTTATTTTCACTAATAAATCGTGAATCCCAAACATAAGGGCAGATTTTAGCTTTGGGCATAATCCGATTAATACTTCCCGCAAATTCTTTATGAAACCAGTAATGCGGTGAAGTCCAGATTTCATCTAATCCACCAATTACATGATGACTGAAATTCATGTCCGGATAAAACATTGGCGTCTCAATATCAATGTTTAAAATATTACCAAGATAAACTTTGATTACTTTAGCGCCCACTGAGCGGAAAGCATTCCGGATATTTTTATCGCATGACATTCCGAGTTCAATATATGCGAAAAGTCGAAATGGAGCCTTCATATATCCTTCCATATCGATTACCCGGATGGTTTTATGCAGTTCCGAACCATTTGGGCTTTTAGCTGAATCTACAAAGAAAAAGGGTTGGTATCCTGCTGCTTCTAGCATTGTATAGATAACAAAAACATTCTGAAAAAGACCATTTGCCCAGAGATGATGGTCGGGTATCTTAGTTGTAGTTAAAAAAATGGCTTTCATTTCAGATTGAATTTTCATGTTATGAAGTGAAAAAGATGGTATAGGTAGCGGTTGTATCTTACTTTCTTCGGTAAAACCCATTACTCGGTGTATGTATTTAATTCGTCATTTCTTTACGCGGAAAGATATTGTTCTTCCATAGGGGACATACAAGGATGTCAACAATATTATTTTTTACAAGTGATCGTTTTGCTTTCGCAAATTTATCGCCTAGTGCGACTACTGAAAAAATAATTTTAACTCCCGACCCGGTGGACGGAAGTCGTCTTTTTATTGGAAACAGTACAATGATTAGTTATGATACTCGTTGTAATATATCTACTTTTGATGGAAGCCGTGCTACAATGACGATTGATACATTGAATAATCGTGTTGGAATTGGTATTAGTACACCAACAGTGGCACTTGATATTGTTGATGCTGGAGGTGTGCGAATTGTTGGTCCTACAAATATTACAGGAGCAACCACTTTTACCGGCAATTCACGTGTTATTGGAGTCGCAACTGCTACTAGTTTTACGGGTTCGGGAATTGGTTTAACAAGTATTCCGGCGGCGCGTATTGTTGGCAGTTTACCGGCTGCTGTGTATGCGAATGCTACAATCCCTGTAGCCGCACTATCTGGATATGATAATGGTAGTCTATCACTCTCTGGACATGTAGCGACAGAAACTCTTAATGTAAGCACTATATCAACGCAGCATATTATATTCAGTTCTCTCAGTGGCGGCAATGCTGGAATCGATACCTTATCAGTTAGATCATTTAGTACAGCCTTTGGCTTTGTTAGCACATTAACTATTGGTCGTCTTCTTGCAGGATCAATTAGTAGCGGTTCAATTGGATCACTTTTGACAGATGCTGGAACTTTTAGTTCTATTAGTGTTGGAACTGCCGGATTTAATTTACTAAACACGGCCGTACTTAGTACTGGAGCAGGAGTCGCAAGTAGTTTTACTGTGGGGATACTGTATGCAGCAACAATTAGTAGTGGAACACTTATTTCACTTTCTTCAGCTTTAGTTTCTGTAAGTAATACTGGAGTTACAAATTCAGGAAATATTACTACGGTTAGCAACAATCTTACAACGGTAAGCAATTCTGTGGTTTCAAATACTACCAATATTACTACAGTTAGCAACACAACCAACTTTCTTCTAGCAGTATCCAATATTTCCGCTGTGTCAATGTCTACCTCTTTTGGTTTCTTCTCAACTATTTCTGCTGGAAGTGTGTTTGGTCGCTTTGTAGGTGATGGGTCTTTAATAACTAATCTTCCCGCTACTGCTGGACTAGCAACTGTTAGTAATAATCTTACTACGGTAAGCAATTCCGGAGTTTCAAACACTACTAATATTACTACAGTTAGCAATTCTGTGGTTTCAAATACTACCAATATTACTACAGTCAGCAATACAACTAACTTCCTTCTAGCAGTATCCAATATTTCCGCTGTATCAATGTCTACCTCTTTTGGTTTCTTCTCAACTATTTCTGCTGGAAGTGTGTTTGGTCGCTTTGTAGGTGATGGGTCTTTAATAACTAATCTTCCTACTACTGCTGGACTAACAACTGTTAGTAACAATCTTACTACGGTAAGTAATGCTGGAGTTTCAAACACTACTAATATTACTACAGTAAGCAATACAACTAACTTTCTTCTAGCAGTATCCAATATTTCCGCTGTGTCAATGTCTACCTCATTTGGTTTCTTCTCAACTATTTCTGCTGGAAGTATATTTGGTCGCTTTGTAGGTGATGGGTCTTTAATAACTAATCTTCCTGTTACTGCTGGACTGACAACTGTTAGCAATAATCTTACTACAGTAAGTAATGCCGGAGTTTCAAATACTACTAATATTACTACAATAAGCAATACAACTAACTTTCTTCTAGCAGTGTCCAATATTTCTGCTGTATCAATGTCTACCTCTTTTGGTTTCTTCTCAACTATTTCTGCTGGAAGTGTTTTTGGTCGCTTTGTAGGTGATGGCTCTTTAATAACTAATCTTCCTACTACTGCTGGACTAACAACTGTTAGTAACAATCTTACTACGGTAAGCAATTCCGGAGTTTCAAACACTACTAATATTACTACAATAAGCAACGCAGTCGGTTATCTTCTAGCAGTATCCAATATTTCTGCTGTATCAATGTCTACCTCATTTGGCTTCTTCTCAACTATTTCTGCTGGAAGTGTATTTGGTCGCTTTGTAGGTGATGGGTCTTTAATAACTAATCTTCCTACTACTGCTGGACTAACAACTGTTAGTAACAATCTTACTACGGTAAGCAATGCCGGAGTTTCAAACACTACTAATATTACTACAGTAAGCAACGCAGTCAGTTATCTTCTAGCAGTATCCAATATTTCTGCTGTAAGAATGTCAACCTCATTTGGCTTCTTCTCAACTATTTCTGCTGGAAGTATTTTTGGTCGCTTTGTGGGCGATGGATCTGGCCTTACTGGTATAAGTGGTGGAGGCATATCAATTGTTCCTCCAATTCTCAGTACAACTCTTATTAGTACTGGAATCTTAACTGCTTGCAATATTTCAACAGCAGTTATATCCACTAACGTTGGATTTGCAAGTAGTTTCTATATTAATCGTCTTACAACAAGCACTGTCACTGCGTTGCTAGGTTCATTTAGTTCATTAAGTGTATCACAAGTCTATATATCATCGTTAACTGTGGATTCACTTTTCATTGGAAATGATATTGGATATACAAATATGGGAGATATAATTGCTACATCATTAAGTACTATACAAGTTACTACAGCAAACATATTTGCTGTAAATATTTCAGCAACAATAACATCAACAAATTATGGATTTTTTTCAACAATTTCTGCCGGAACCGTTTATGGCAAATTTGTAGGCGATGGATCTGGCCTAACAGGAATTACAGGAGGAGGTGGCATAGCAGTTGTCCCTCCAGTTTTAAGCACAACATTCTTGAGCACTGGTTTCTTATCTGCTAGAAATATTTCATCATTAACAATGTCAACAAACTATGGATTCTTCTCAACAATCTCCGCCGGTAGTGTTTACGGTCGTTTTATAGGTGATGGGTCTCTTCTAACAAATCTTCCAGTTACAAGTGTATTAACTACGGTAAGCAACACAGTCAATTATCTTCTAGCAGTATCCAATATTTCCGCTGTCACAATGTCTACATCGTTTGGCTTTTTCTCCACA